GATCCATTGACCCAGAAAAGCCATGTAAGCGATTTCAAGCCCAGTTAAGCATAAGGTCATGGCTATTGCGAATTTCACCATTAAAACAAGTTTTTCGTTCGGTTCAATGACTATTATTTGCTGTTTTCCCTTGGGTCCTTTGCGAGCTATCTTTTTTGTTAAAGCACGTCTAATCCAGCTTGTCATGGTTGTTGGCCCTCATCTGGAAAATTCTTCTGTGTCTTCTTCGTGTTCCCATGCCTGTTAGAATGTTTTGGAGAATCAACGTTGCTTCTTCATTTGTTACAAAAGCCTTGTGAAGGATCTGAATTTCTTTGAACCATGGAAACGGGATGGCTGTATAATCCACATCGTGCAATTCAGGGTTGTAGGAAAAATCGTTTTGGCAGAGAATTGCATGTTTTGGTTCTCCAGCGTAGCCTACGTATATGCCTACGCTTTTAACGGGAACAGGGATTCCGGCGGCGGTGAAGCTGGATCCGATGCTTGCGTCGTTCCAGAATATGCAGATAAGGTCTCCTGGTTCAAGCTTTTCTTTTTTCTTATTCAAATTCTCATTCTTCATAAGTTTTCATCCAACTTTAAACAGCTTTCAAGCACCTGTGAGCTGAATAGCTAAGTCGCCTATAATCAGGAAGATTTTAACCTTCACCACTTTGCCAAAAATACCAGCATATACAACATCTGAAACTGAAATAGTGGGCTCCGATACGCTTACAACATGCCTAACAGTATAGCCAATTCCGTCAGAAACAAGGCCTAAAGATTCAGCAATTTCTCTTCCACGGTAAAACATATATCCCGTTGAATCGCTAACGCCCACGGAAACTTCAGATATGCTTACGCTTCTGTATGCTACTGAGAGGACGTCATCGCTCATTGATATTGACGGTTCTGAAATGTTGATTATTCGCTGAAGGAAATATACAATAACGTCAGAAACAGAAATGGCGGGTTCATTAACTTCACGAACAAGACCGCTGATTTTTTCTGCTGAAACGTCATCGCTCGCAGAAATAGAGGGTTCAGAAACCATCCTGTATCCCCAAAAGACCCTTATCACTTCATCTGAAATTGTGATAGTGGGTTCTGATAAACTTCTGTCTCGGCGTAAAACATAGGCGGGTGAATCTGTTATTGAAATTGAAGGTTCGGATATTGAAACCACTCTTCTTGTATTAGGACTTGGAGAATCAGCAACAGAAATAGAAGATTCCGAAATTTGGCGGTCTCGCCGAAGAAGTTGAGTTGTGTCATCAGAAATGCTTCCCAGCGATTCTGTCACTGCCCGTTCTATTGGTCCGCCTGCAACGGCTTCTGCCATAGCGTCAAATTCATACATTCTTTGTTCGCTAACATTACTTGTTGTTGCAAGTTTAACATAGCGACCATTCTTCTCAAATACTCCGCTTTCATGCCATCCCGTGGTACTTCCTAAGTTCCCCGTCCAAACAGCAGCCCCCAAATTGGCGGGGTCATCACCTACATAGACATTAACATTTGCATTTCCACCCCAAGGATAATGCAACACTTGATATAGTCGAATTTGAGTTATTTTCTTGGTTTCGCCCATGTCGAAAATAATCCAGTGAGTTACAAGCGGGCTATGTATCCAATATGTTGCTAAATTATCATCAATACTTAAAACAGCCTCATGTCCGCTGTCTTCTCCGCATTTGCTATGAACCGCAGAGGGCGTAGTCCAATCAGCCATTAAATACAGTCCTTCTAAGTTTAGCCTAACGTCAAAGTAACCGTCAACTTCAAAATGTCGTTTACCTGCAGATCTACGCTTGTGAATGCGCTTTCTGTCCCCAACGTTCCACTTGATGCCGCATTGAAGTTTCCGTAGCCTTTTATGCCCGTGACTGCTGAACCGCCGTTGTTCTTGAAGCCGCACACCACAACAGTTGTGTTTCCACTCGCCGTATGCGTGAAGGATTCTGTTACTCCGTCAACTGATCCATTGCAAACGTGTCTCGCTAAACCTGTAGGTGTCGTGATTTCAGTGTCCAAAGTGGTATCAGTGTCTGCTGGCGAAAAGGTTCCAGGATTGCAAATCGCATAATAAGTTAAAGCGGCTGGCTGTGCCCCCGTCATGAAACTCACATTGTGAATTAAGTCTCTTCCAACTTTAGTCAATAGGTCATCTAAATTCATTTCTTCACTGTCATAGTGCAGTTGAAACATTGTCAACTTTCCAGTCTTCGGGTCTTTAACCATCCTATACTTCTTTCGTTTAGGGTCATACCGAGCTACCTCAACCTTAAACTTTACTTTGATTTCCTTAAGAATCTCCTCAACCGAACGGTTTTGCGGCGCCCTCGTGATTAATGTGCGAACAGCATCATCTATACTGCCCATGTTTTCTATTGGCATTTTGTTTTCACTCAACGTTTATCCTCTCCTTACATTGGGGACATCGAACCACAAGTTTTCCGTTTGCATCTTTTTCTATCACTTCAACTTTGCCTGTCCATCCGCAGAATCGGCAAGACGTGCTGACCCATGCTAAGACTTCAGTTTTTGGTTCACTCATTTTTTTATATTCCTCCATTATTTTCGGTTTCTCGCACAGTGGTCAAGCCAGCTATGTCGAGCCTAACTTCTTGCTACTTCCTTTAATGAGCCATCGGGATTCCATGAAAAAGTGAGAGTGAAAAGTAAGTTACCATCAGGATCATACACCTTAATCGTAGAAACCGTTCCATCCGCATTCCATGTAAAGGCGAATTTAGCGATTTTTTTCCCTATGGGCGCGCTCGTCAACTGGCTTAGAATGGCGTTGTGGATTGATTCGCCAGCCCATACACTCACGCTAAAACACCTCTACCAACTTTTGTCCGTGCAAGCTTCTCAATGGTTATGCTCATTGTGCGCATGCCGTACAGGTAGTCGGCGAGCAGTGGCGGAAGTTTGCCAAGCTCCAAAGTTATTTCAAGCGTGTATGTTTTTGCGTCTACGTGATACTCAACGGTTTCGATGCGGAAGTCAGAGTCGACATTCTCGTTTGGCAATGTTACATGAATTTTGTCTCCAGCCAAAAGAGGCGTAGACCCATAATCCAGAACTGTGCTACCAATCGTGAGATATTCAGCTGGGTCTTTCAAATAGGCAAGCAAAGCCTTAGCCCTTAAGGCACATTCATTATCGCTTACAAGCTCCTCATCCGTTTCAGTTAATTCCCTTAAGCCGTAAAGGTTTTGGCTTCCAGAGTCCTCTTGGATGCTTCTAAATCTTAATCCACTAAAGAATAAACCATCAATGCGGATTGGCATGTCTTCAGTTGTATTCTTATTTTGTACATCAAATTCTATGCCCTGAATGTTTTTCCAGTCTGGATTACCAGTTTTTCTCCATGATCCATTTGGATTTTCATTAGCATTATATTCGTTGCTTGGTCCTAAATTAAAGTCAGCTAAACGCCAGTAAACAACATTATCATATGGCAGGTCAGCTTCAAAATAATTGCTTGCGTCTGGAGCGTATAACCTTACGACTTGCCAATCCCAATTACCCAATTCATACGTCCATGAACCATACCAGACTTTTAATTTGCCTTCCTTCAAGTTTTCTTGTGAAAATGTCCTGTAAAACCTATCTCGCCTGGGAGCAGACCCGGCGCCAGAACTACATTTAATGCTATATGTGCCAACTTTCTTTTCACTTGAATCTAACGTTAAAGTTCCATTAAGAGCAACCCACCCAGTCAATGATTCCGTCCATGCGTCCTTATCCTCAGGCAAGCATCTATTTGCAGCTCCATAAACCGTGATTTTGTTGCGTATGCGAAGTATGTCCTTGCGGTACATGCTGGTCTCAATTTGTTCGCTGAGGCTTACAGATGATGTTTTGCTGTTTTTGGCGAAAAACTCGAATTTTCCGTCTGGAGCCACACGAAAATCATATCCGATTACACCAGCAAGATCAGATGATTCAGTAACATATTTCAGAATATCCCATACCGCCGAATTTTCGTATTCCAAATGCGTAAACGTGGTATCCGTATTTTCCACGAGTTCTGTGCTATCCCGGACGTGGCTTAGACCCGCGTAACTATCCATCAGGTCCTTAACGATGGCCTCTCCTTTCTGGGTTTCATAATTTTTCGTGACTACTTTGCGGAAAAGCTTCTCTCCCCAGCAACGCCCGCTAATGTAAATGTAATTTTCTGTTGGGGTGGATTCGCATCGAACCTCTTCAACACGACAAGTAATGATCTGCGGAACATTCGTGCCTCTTCCAATGTCAATGTGTCCATCCATGCCAACGTTAATCGGTGAAGTCCCACCGGGACTATACTTTTTATCCCAATTCTGAAGCAGAACCTCGAAGCTGCTTACTTCTTTCGTGCAGCCTAAATGCACACGCAAATCTATGACATCGCCTTGAGGCGGAGCAACACTCCAGAAGGCGATGGCGCACTTAGGAATGTCAACGCTCACTATTCAACGCCCCTTCGATACATGGCTTGTTCCCCAGCTCTGCTTATACCTCGTGTGACTGTGGGTGTTTCAGCAGCAGTCGCATTATATTCCTTGACGCTTGCGGTTGCAGCGTTCATTTGACTTGCGAAGTAAGTCATGGCTGCTGCTGCAGCAATAATCACACCAATTCCAACACCGGTTAAAGCAAGAAACGTTGCGTGGCTAATGTTAAGGGCGTTTTGAGCCGCGGTTGCAGCCCACGTAATAGCTGTTTTGATGGTGTGGGCTATGCCTGAAGCGGTTACGGCTCCTGTTGTAGCTGTTTCAGTTGTTCCTTCAATCGCCACAGCAGCCGTGTGTCCAGTCGTCATCAACGTGAGAAAGCTGTACACTCGAGCGCAGGTTGAGACCACCATTATAACGGCCATTATGGTACGCAGATACTTGCTTGTCTCCTTATCCACAAGTCCGAAATCTGAGGCGAGCGTTATCAACTCTGTACCCATCATAGCAGTAGTCCTAATACCTCCGGCAACCGTGCGTAAGCTTACTTCACACGCTGCCGCATGCGTCTCCATGTCGGTGAAGCTGGAGCCTGCAGCCTCAACATTCGTGCCCATTTCAGTTGCTGCAACACTCACCTCATTCAAACTGCTTTGGATAGGCGTGGTGTCAAGAGGTGGAAGCGGTGGAACCTCGACTGGTTCAAACGTAATAGTAATAGGCGTGGCTTCAACCTCAGCCTTAACACGGGCAGCATCTTCAGCAACCCTGTTGATCTCAGGACTTGCAAGATTTTCTGTTTGAAGCACCATGCGTTGACTTGAAACGTCAGAAGCCAAACGTGCCGCATCGCTGCCGATAGCTTCAAACTCAGGAGTAGCCTCATTAACTGCACGGATGATTACACTTATCTCGCCTAACGCGCTCATCCCTGTAAACTCCTCTCAGCTTGAATGGCTGCATCCCAAGCCCACGCAAGAACTTGACCGAGTTTTGGCAAGTTCAGTTGAAACGCTTCCGTCAAGAAATAGCGTGGCGGAGTGCGACTGGTTCCAAACTCTACCATATAGGCGTAGGGAGCCCATGCACCTACCTTCAAAATCCAATCCTCAACACGGTGGTAAATTGTACTTCGCAAGAAGCCAGTCCTGACAGGGCACATCCTAAAGGCTGCCATGTGAATATCTTCGCCCACACGCTCCAGACTACGCTGAACAACCGTGTGCATCAAAGAGGGCAGCCTATCAAATGTACTCTGCAGCTCTTCAATTCCTTGAACATTCATTCCAAATTCAAGGCTCAATGCAGTTTTGCCTCACGCTTCGCTTTATCAATCTCTTCTTGCGTTTGATGGTCTATTTCGCCTAAAATAACGAGAAATTCCTGAATCTTCTTGGCTGGCTCTCTTGCGAGCTGGCTTGGTAGGCACTTGAACTCTGCACAAAGTCTGTACTCTGTGACGGCTGGATGCGGACGATTCCGCCTCATCGCCCTCAAGAGTTTTTTGATTCTTCAACCGTAACAGTGTTAAGTTTGTTTGCGATTTTGCTGAATAATTCGCCTAAGCCTACTGGAACGCCTTCTTCTTCGCTCAACAGTTTCTCAAGAGTTATCGGTTTGTTTTCTGGCTGCTCTTTAAGCGAAGCACATACTGTTTCAGCCTGAATCGCCACGTAATCCGTTGTTATAACCAAGCCTGTTTGAGGATTATAGCGTGTGTATTTCTGCAGTATGCGGTTTCTCTTAGCCCAGCTGATCTCTTGGAAAACGTAGTGGCCAGCATACTCCTTTCCAAATCGTTCGTCAACTTCAACGCTTTCGGTTCGCATTAATGATCATCTCCATAGTTGCTAAACGATTTTTGATTGCAGTATTCACGTCTTCAAGCACTATATTTTGCATCCACTTGGGCAGCCTCAGAATGCGTTCTCCAAGCCTTTCCCACATTTGCATCCACTTTTTCTGCAGCTCTGCTTCACGACCGAAATCTTCCAAAAGCTTGACTCCAGCAGTCACTTTAACAACCTCAGCTTATCGCTACCTGTCTGGCTACAAATGAAGCTTTAAGAGATACTAAGTCTTCAACTGTAGTCGGTGTTCTTACATCTTCCCATTTGCAGTTGCTGAAAACAGCTTTGTTGCTTCCGCCTAAGCCAAACTCTAAGCTGAACTCCGTATCGCCTATGACATCATCAAACTCGTCTTTGCTTTCAAACTCGAATGTTACTTCACCTGTTAAGTTTCTGTGTCTATAAGGCAGATACTTTAGCAAATAGCCGGTTGTTGTGCGGATAACGGGCACTTGTTTAAGGTTATTCTCGATGTTGAATTTCCAGTCTGTTACACGCTCAAGTGCGGGTCCGCCCTTTTTAACGTAGCTTTCATAGAATGGAACGGCGCCTACCTGGTCTCCGTAAGTTGCTCCTGTGATTTTAGCTGTGCCAACCGATAAGTCTTGACTGAGAAGCTCGGCAGTTGCCTTAACAATGTCTTCTATGCTGCATTCAACCGATACTTTATGGATTTTGCATCCTGTGTACAATAGCGATATTATGTCTGTTGCGGATGTGAACATTCCCTTATAATACAGTACTTGAATGCTTAATGACTTATTCAGTTCTACTTTGGCATATTGGAGAAAGTTTATTGGTGCCTCGCTTGGCAGTGGATAAGCGATTTTTAGGCTTGCGCTTCTTAATCCCTTTTTGATGGCTTGTAAGTCTATATTGCCTACTCCGCGGATTTTTATGTTGGATGGGTTTATGGCTGGTTCAATGTTTTCTGCTGGAACACTGAACATGGCGGGGTTTGAAGGTGTCTGTCCATATGGGGATTCTTCCACATAATATACGCGTGTTTCATGCGCTCCATATGTGTCAACCATTTCCTCTTTTCACACTCCTTTTTAGAATACTCCTCCAATGTTCTCGAAGGACCATGATTTTAGGATAAATTCTGTTCTGAAAATGAAGGGTTTAACATCCACACGGTCAACGTCACGAAAACTAACAACATCCAAATATGTGATGCCATTAACTGTGACCGTGCAGCATACATAATCGCAATTTATTATGGCTGCTGTTACGCCGTTGCTGGAGTTTGTTGTTCTGGCAAGAAGCCAAACATAACCGTTATCGTCAATGTAGTCCGTGATACTCGTAGTAAGCGTGATAGTGATTGTTTCATCGGCTCCGCCCGTTCCAGATTGAGCGTTTTGCCAAGCACTTGCCACGTGATTCCAAACTTTTATGGTTATGCCATTGCCCGCTGGAGTTGTGCCGTAGCCTTCCAACGCTAAAACAATCTTTTTAACCGTTTTCTCTCTGCTCTCAACCTTGAAACGCAAAAGCATCAATGCATATTCGAGGTTAACGGACGTGCTTTTAGAATAGCGTGTGTTATCGCTATACCAGATTCCTTGATATTCCAGATTTGTCAGCTCTGTCCAGCCAGCATCTCCAGGAACCAGTTCGCTTGACGCTCCAGCCTGAAAAGCCTTATGTGGATCTCCAGTGGGATAGCCTAAACCAGCGAAATTGTATTCCAACACATTAGGCCTGTTACGGTTCTGGTGTATGACACGGTTGATCTCTTCAACCATTTTTTGGCGCATGAGCCTTCCCGGGTCAGATGTTGCTGGACGGTCAGTTGCCCATGTGTTAACTCGGATTCTTCCTAAGCGGCGACGTATTCTGCCGGACATCTCGACTTTTTGATCTTCGCTTTGAGCTAAACCCACGGTTATTTGTCCGTCATAGTTTTTGAAAAGTTCACGGTCATACCATTCCTTGCTCACGTAAATGTTAGCAATTGAATTATCGTCTTTAATCACTTTCATGTTCTTTTTTAGAAGCCTTATCGTGGTTGTTATGGAATCCTCATATTCACTCATTGACTAATTAGCCTCCGACAAACGTTTTTGTAATACTCTGGGTCTCCATTCAAATCGAAGGCTTGAACGGTTAAAACCTCGTAGTCAACGCCAGCACGCCTGATTTTGTCGTGGAGACGTACTGGCACGAACGTGTAGACTGTAATGTGATCTTCAAAGAGATAGCCGGGTTCAATCATGATTTCTCCTGCCGTGCCCATCGTCACGGTTCCTTTGATGCTTAAGCCTTCTCCATAGGTGACTTGTTCAGCTGCTTCTCGAATTGGATAGAGAATAAGGCTTTCTCCTTGCAAATCCAATATGCGTGTGAAGTTTGTAATTGGGTCTTGATAGTTCACGAATAGTTGTGCAAGCCAGCTCGTATTAGCCATGGCTTTCTGGGTCGTGATGGGGCTGTAATCCGTGAATAAAGGTCCCCAAGAAGCCAAGAACTCCTTTTGATACTTGTTAATGATTTGCATGCTTAAGGCAAGGCTTGGCTTATCATGTACTGCTCTAATCTTCCAGAGAATACCACTCGTTAGGGCGTCATAGTAGGCGCATGCTGGAAATCGAGTTACAACGTCAATGTATCCTGGCCAGCAAATTGCGGGATTGTAAGCTGGATATTGCGCTGAAGCTCGGATTGTCTGTATGAAATTGTAAACTCTTTGGCACGTTGGGCTCCAGCCCTCATAAGTGTAAAGCCCAAGCAGTGCGAAACTCATCGGATCATCGTAAACTTCAGTTTCATTTATGCCCACACGATGCCATTTCCCATCGGCTGAAGGCTTAGGCTCAAACCAGAGATATAAATCCTCGAAGCCAGAACGCAAGAAGCTGACCGCATCACTCATCATAGTTTCATATTTGCTTTTGTTGCCTGTGTCGTATTCGGAGAGTATTTTCAAGCCAATCAAATCGTACAGTTCCTCGCAGTTCATGGGCTGAGACCAATCATTATTTATCGTTACATAGCGAGCGAATCCGCCATAGTATTTGTCGTGAAGGCCTAAGTTAGCGGGTTCATGCTGCATGTTGTAGAGGAATGTGGCTCCAGCAAGCTTAGCAGCATCAAAATAGCCAGCCGTATTTGTTAGTGCATAAGCTTTCAAAAGCGCGGGAATACATCTTCCAGCGTCGATACTCCAATATTGCGTTGAGTTTTCACTGCTTTTGAATCCGCCATAGGCTTTTTTCATGTTGTCCGTGCATTGCTGTGTGACAATGAAGTCTGCAAGCTCCGTGATCTTTGTTAATATCTCAGTTTGTTTTGCCGAAAATTGTGCTGCACTGTAAGCCTGAAATAAGAAGTCGATTCCGAATGCTGCTGGAAAAGCGCCTCTCCCAAAAGATGGATCTGGTCCTTCAACCTTGCCGCTTTTGTTAACGTAGTAAGTATATTGAAGATTATTCTGCATTGTTAAGACGTTGCCATTTATGCTTGCAACCGTGTTCCATTCAGCATGAGCATCATCTTTAATTTCAACTGGATATCCGGCTTGAAACTTGGTGCCATTGGCGACCGTGACGTTTTTCTGGCCTGAAGGCGCATCAGTTGTTATGGCTGTGGGGATGACGTAGAAGTACGGTGCGTAATGCATTATGAAGTCGTAGTAGCTTTGTGGAACATTCAACTTTTAATCAGCTCATCTATCAACTTTTTAATCTCACAATGAGTGCAAACGGAACAATCGGTAACAGAACACTTTTCGCACACAAGCTTGCTTGGCGTATTCAGCTTCTCAATCATCAAACAAATTCCCGCCTCTCAGAAAGGCCCAACCAACAAGTTTGCTCCAAAGGAGGGATTTTACCACAAAGTCTTTTGAGAGGTTTCGGGTTTCAGAATGATGTTATGATTTCAACATCGTAGCCGTTATCCATAAGCTGCTTAAGTTCGGCGCTTGTCAAAACCATCTTGACGCCGTTCACTTTTGCAACGATATAATTGCCCTTACCCAGGACTTTGCTCATCTTTTTTCACTTTCCATTCTTTTGAAGCAGGAACCCATAAACGGGCAATGGTAAACACCGACTCTATCTGTCAGAATTGCATGGGCACAATAGGCTCCCCAGAAACATTCTTTCATGGGTTTATGAGCCCTCCGCGATAAGTTGGGACTTCGTCTTTGGCTGAAGCTTCAGCAGCCTTCACGGGCAAAGCAAAATTCACCAGCACTCTAAGCAGGTCGTTGCGGAAGCCTTGAACTGCTCCTTCAAACGCAAGCCTACCAATAGAAGCCTTTGTAATGTACAAATCGCCGAGGCGGTAGTCGAAGGCGCCGAGGAGCATGCCTCCGCTTGCAGCCACAAGAATACGAAGTGAAGCCAGATTGAAAGCAGTCATCTTAGCCCAATTGTAACGCGAGTCCGTCGCGAGAAGATCCTGGCCCACAATCGAGTTAACATACAAATTTGCATAATCCACATGGGCTTGGAAAGCGGCTTGAGAAACGGGTAAGCCGAAAACCGTGTAGGTTAAGGCTGCAGAGTCAAACGTAGCGTTTAGCTGAGCCTGAATATCACTTATCGTAGCGTATTGTACCGTCAAATCATCTACCTACTTTTCTCAATGAGGAAAATTTATGCGACTAAAAAGGGGGAGTTTTTTATGGTTTGTACGCAGGCTTCTGACTATGGCGTTGGAGGCGGGCCAGTTGCTGAAGTCTGCACTTTTTGACGATCCAGCCAGTCGGCATACTCGTTTGTTACGAACATCAGGATAGAAGCTCCAAAACTTATGCCCGCAAGTTGTACTGCAGTCAAAGTGAGCCAGCCCAGTCCATAAGCGATCCCAGCGATAACAAATATGCCCAGTCCAAAGTATATGCCGAAAGTAATGCCCACTAAGAACCCGTTTGTTATGCAGAACATTAAGCCATAGTTGTGCGACTCTTTCAGCCATTTACCGTATTCCCAGCTAATGCCAGTCAAGATACCATTCCCGAACACGAGACCAGCGATTACCGTTGGTGTAAGTGCAGCAGGAATGAAACCCAGACCATAAGCATTTGAAGCCAGAACGAATATGGCAACACCGAAGAGTAAGCCAAGAGTTATGCCGTAAAGTAGGCCTTTCGTCAAGTTGAATTGCAATGGCATTTTTCTTCATTCACCTCCATGAGGCTTTTATTTTTGCCACGACTCTGTTTCCCTCAACCCGCTGTGTGATTGAGGATTGAAACAAGACATGGAAACTAAGAAAATGGGGAAATGAGTCGAAAACTTCAGTCTAATTCTAAGTTGTCGCCAAACCCGTTATCTTGCTGATTGCCTCTCCGCATGTAATCACCGGCGAGAACCTTGTTGTAAGCACTATATCGACTGCATCAAACTCTTTTTTAATGTCAATATCAGTAAGCAATGGGCGTTTGATCACGAAAAATCCCAATGGGGCATAAGATGCGCTTAGGTTTTGTCCTGTGCTAAGCAGGTAAGCTGTACCTGGAGGCACAACATTGCTAACGTAGAATTGGAATCCGTACACTGTTCCTATTGCGCCGCTTTGAACTACTGCCTCGCCATACTGAGCATACAATGAAAATTGGGGCAAATATTTTAGATCGCGGGCATTAACGGGGTTACAAAGCAAAGTATCAGCGATGAAGTTGTAGCTGGCAATTTTTGCGTCAGCCCACAACAGATCCTTTGTGCCAATACCACCGCTAATCGTAAATTCTGTGCCTGTGGCTCCAAGGCTCTTGCCCGTGCCAGCACTGCTACTACCGGCTGCTGCATCAATGACGGTCATGCAGTCTTTGTCGATTTGATAGGCCATACGTCTGGCTATACGCCGGAGCTGCTGTTCAATCACAGGAATATACAAGTCTTCAATGGCCTCACGAGGAATCCTTTCTCTTATGCCTTTCTTGTAGGGCGTCACGGTCACATAATCCAATGGAGTAAAGTCCATCGGAATTTCCGCTCCTTCACTTATTTCGCTAATCCCGATGCTTCGGCTGCCTTTTTCCTTAGCAAATGTAGCTGTTCGACCTGCAACAAGCGGAAACTCTGGCAAGAGCTTCTTAACAACCAGCGCAGGCATCGTTAACTCGATGATTTTCTTGTGGAGCGCCGGATACGCTATAGCGCCTGTGTCAACCCATGTAAAAGCATCACGAATCATAGCCATGTAAAATCACCTATGTCACGAGGATAACAGCAGTGCCACCGCTTACTGCGCCGGCTTTTGCCCAGCCGATGATGCTGCGTGCCCTGTTGACTGCCAAGGCTGTGCCCGCGCTCGTATTGCAGTCGCTTGAGGTTGCTGGTCCAACCTTTTGCACTGTGCCGCCTGGTCCTGAACCAACAGCGTCGCCATAAGTTACCGTGCCATAAGCTTTTGCCCGTGCTTGACCTCGCCATAGAACTGAGATTTCCTTGCCACTTAGAGCGCTTGTTAAGCATATGCCGCAGCGTTGAAGACTTGGGTTTGAGGTTGGCTTTTTAACTGTATCATTGGCACTTCTTTCGACAACCTGCCCCATCGTTAAGTCTTCGCCTGCTATCTCAGGAAGAATAAAACGATCAGAAATCAGCGGGGATATTCCTTCTAATTGTGGAGTGCTCATTCAAAACACTAACCTTTGAAGGTTTGCGTCTGCAACATTCGATGAGCTTTCAGAATATCCTTGAACCAATCATAATTGCCCAATACATCCTTCTGTATCTCATCAACCGCCACGATGCCCTTGCCCGATGCTTTGCCAACGTTTTTCTGAGCTTCAGCCTCAGCTCCTTCACCTTTTGGCGGAAATCCTCCAGCCTCAGCTTCGCCCGATTCGCCTTGTTCCGTAGGAGCCTGAAGCTGCTTGGTCAAGTCGCTAAGTTTCTTGCTTAACTCAGCTTTTTTGGCTCTCTTCGCCAGTTCTCCTTCGATTTCAGCGATTTTCTTGCCTAAGGCATCGATTTCAGAGTCAGTGGTGCCGGCGCCACCGTCTCCAATCTGCTTCTGCAGTTTAGTCACTTGATCCATCAATTCTTGATAAGTCACTTGTTTGGGCGCCGATTCGCCTGGCGCCACGTTCACTACGCCTTTTGCCTGATGCGGAGAAGCCTTCGCCTGAGCATTCTGTTCAGACAAAGGTTTCACCTCCTTTGTTTCATTCTTTTTGTTTTCAGGTTCTTGCAGCTCTCGCTTAGAACCCACATCTTTGTTATCTTCCGATAACTGCGAATTTTGAATATTCTTTAAAATAGCATCATACTGAGAATCATTCATAGCAGCAAAAAAGCCAACAGGTTCAAACTGAGTGTTCGTGTAAGCTGGGCTTGCAACAATGCTGAGCTCCCTTACTTTGGGCTTGTGCACGATCTCCCAAGCTCCAGGACATAAATGCACAAGCATTCCCTCTTTGCGTGTAGGTTTCTTGCATTTACTGCATTCTACATCGTCGCTGTCAACCTGCGCGCTCACATGATTAACATAATTGCGAAGGATTTTCTCGATAAGTTTCTCTTCCCCAACTTCAGCACGGAAGAGAACCCTGTTGCCATCGCGTTTAGCCTCTGTAAGTTTACCCACGACCATCAATGCGCTTTCAGCATGGTCGACACGTAACTGGGCGCTTTGGAGACTTTGAACGAAGAAATCAAGGTCTTCGTCTGGAATTTGCCATTTGTTAGCGTTGATGCTCGTATCGATGGCCACGCCTTCAATGTTGACAAGCTTCTCTTTTAGGGCATACTCTGCAGAAACGCCCTCTTGAGCCTTAAACGGAACAAAATATCGAAGCTGCATTTTCTACGTCACCAAAACGGCACGTTTACCCTGAGACTTAAACCAAGCTTCTTGATAGGCTCTGAAAGCTTCAGTATCTTCGAGCATACTCTTCTTTGGCGCATAGCAAATTGATACCTGTGATGAATGGCGGGTTTGGGCTAAGCCTTCGCCTCTCTTTGGCAGAAGCTTGTAAACGTCTTCGCCTATCCATTCGAGAATTTGATTCATCTGCTCATCCGTTAAATTATAGTGTTCCATGAAGCGTTCTCTGTTAGTTCTTGGCTCTGCTTTCCTTCTTTCTTGCTGAGCTTGGAAACTCATTTCAAATCACCATTAGAAAACATTAAATTTAAATGATTAGCATGACACATCAGAGGTATATGACAGAGCAAATCAGAGAGATACCTGTAGTAAGGCAAATTCAGGAAGCTATGAGCCTATGTTATGAGGCAGGGAGAGAACCAGTAGCCTTGCTTGTGAACCAAAAAGTGCTCGAAGCGTTGAACCAAGAACTGAGGAAGACATTTATGCTCCCTTCACCAGATAATCCTTTCAATATCACGCTTTTCGGCTTACCGGTTCTACTGGCCAAGGTGAAGGACTTCTATCTTGTCGATAACAGAAGCTGGGCAGAGCAAAAATTCTGATGCACTATTTAACATCTGAAATTTCTACGTAAGCATTCATGAAGCGCCGCCGCCACTCATCCCAAGCCTTAAAATCTAACAACGAGCGAATCTCACCCTTCAAGTGACTATCAAGCCAGCTCCGAACTTGCTCACGAGTCTTAAAACGTTCCTTGTCAAACATATAATTCTGAATCTCCCACCGGTCCGACCCCTTCACTTTTCCAAGTGTGATTTTGACGCCTTTACCAAACTCCTTAACCCTGAATTTTGAGAACTTGTCTGGGTTCTGAACGCGATATCTGAAGACTGTGGGGTCCTCGTCAATTCCCGGTATTTTGGTTCACCTTGTTTTGATATACTAAACATTTCAGGCATACAGCAGAATTGAAGCATGCACACGAAATGTTATGAGCGTGCGGACATGGAACAAAAACTATTATGTCTAAACGCATCAATTTGAAAGCCACTCGCAGATTGTTAACAAACGCTTCAAGATTTGCGCCTTTATTTTCGCATGAGGACGTTTATTATCGATGAAAAGCACGTATGTTTGACAATCCTGCGGCATCACTATGCGCATCTTGCTGTTGTAATGATACTTGCTCTTATCCATTTTTCCATAGAAGAACCGTCTGATTCTGCAGAAAAGGCAGGTGAAATGAGGCCTGCGAAGTTTGTGACCGCATAGTTTCTTACATGCAAAACTCATTGCTGACGCTCCTTCTCTTGTTCTGCTGGTACTTGCGACTTCTCGAGTAGATGTTTCACAGTTTTTTGGATTGCATTGTCAACTTGTCCCTTCGGTTGCGGTGCGGGAAGCATGTTTTCAGCTGCTAACGCCTCATCAGTAGGCTGCTCTGGATAGCCTAACTGTGGCCGAGCTTCACTTCGCAGAATAATGTTCTTCTCCACAAGATCACCAATAAACTTGGCTTTGGCATCAAGTGTAGGCTCCCAAATCGGACGCCACTTAATAGTTGGAACTTCAACGCCCTCTCCAAACTTAGCTTCCACGAGCTGCTTAAACAAGTCTGTTTCAAGGGTGTCGCCGATGAGCTCCTGCAGCATTCGCAAGCGAGTGACATACTCCTGCATCACAATCTCAGCCGTAGCCCGGTTAGTCCCCTCACTCTGTCCCAGAAAGATTTTTGGAACGCCTAAGACTGCTTCGCGTTGCTTGTAGAGGTAATCAAGCCAAAACTGAACATTCACATCTTTTGTAAGGCTGGGCACAACATCAACAGCAACATCGCCACGCACAAACACGTCAGTCGCAGGCTGGCGATCACGGAAAGCTTCCATTAGCTGTTGAAGCTGCGGATCGCTGAAGGGCATTTCAGGTCTTCCCGCTTTGACCACGAGCATTGGCTTAGTGTAAAGGTGCATAATGATTGCCATGTCATCTTCAAGCTGATCGATTAATGCCTGAATCTTCAACAGAGGTCTGAGCAGGCTTGTGCCATAGCTGAACTCGTACCACCAACTTTTTGCGCCCCAGCGAAAATGAACCATGTCTTGGGCTGTGAATACGACAGGGGGAAAAGTCAACAATTGAATGTACCCGAACACATTACCGTAAGCATCACGTCTAACCCGCACATGCACAGGATCCAGCGGTTTAAGCCACCATTCTTCAGGAGGCATACTCTCTTCTCGACAAATTTCCAGCGGAGCATTGCCGAAAACAAGCATATCCGTTCCTATGATACGCAGAGTCTGCAAGATGTTATGCTCATCAAGCCAATCAGTCAACCACTCTTTAACAGCTTCATCTCCGCCTTCCAACTCGAAACCGTTGCTAATCGCAAGATTAATTGTAACGTCAATGCATGCTTTGACATATGGCGTGAAGGTGTAAAGATCCTTATACTTGGGCAAATCCTCAATTGGAACGGCACCCCATATACGCTCCCAATAGGCCGTATAAGGCGGAGTGACGAAGCCCGCACCGCTGCCCTTAAGCATATATTTGGAAACGTAGCCCCAAAGCATCCCATCAGCTTTCCGGCTGACTGGAATCTCCTCTTCAATCTGCTTTCTGCTTATTTCTGGCGGAACCTTACGCTGAGCAATAAATTTATTCGTGGCCTGCTTTAGGCTGTTGAAGCCTTTACGAATTTTTTCAGCAACAAGACTCATCTTTCATCACCCTTAATGTGGAAGCATAACCGCGCCCTTTCCAGGTGGAGGCGCCTGCGTGCCTGTGTAAACTCCTAATGCGAGGGACCACAACATGTCATCATGGCTGTTTTCGGGATGACTAAACTGTAGATGTCCGCTTTTGCTGTAAGCGTATTGTTGCTCGTTGATCTGTTCGCATAACTGTCTATGATACGGTATTGCTAAACGGTTCTGTTCCATTGCAATTTTCAATGTCGTCAATAAGTCCTCTTTCGTCTGAACCGTGAACTTCACGCCTTCAGCGCAGCCTACGCCTTGGTTGCGGATCTCCTCAAGAACCGGCTCGCCTAAGCCTGTCTGATCCACAAGCACACTTCGGAAATGAAACCTTTGGTATGCTCGAACTAAGTGGCCAATGACATGGGTGTAAGGCGTTTCAAGCGGAAACTGATACATGTAAACGAGCTTAAGCGTGTCTCCTTCACGCTTCAAGACCGTTATGACGCTGTAATCCTGCAACTTGCCGAAATCGATCCCTGCGTAGTAATCCCCGCTTGGAAAAGAAACTTCAAGATTTGTGCATAGTTCCAGACTAAACTTTTGGGCAAGCTCCACGCATCCGCGTATTAGGTCCTGCGGGAAATAGCTGTTTAAGGCTTCAACAAACTCTGCCTCGTATTCCATCAGATAGGTCTCACGTGTCATGTTCTGCCGCATCTCCTCAAGAAACTCAGGTTTGATCAATGGACACTCGCTTGACTTGACCTTGTGAACGCTGTAAGACGGGTTAACGAAAGCCCTATAGAAAAAATGGCCCTTGCCCCAAGGTGTGCTCAGAAAAATTGCGTAGCCGTCTGTTGTGCTAAGCATGGGAAAGATCACTTGCGTTATAACCTCTTCAGGCATAAAGGCCGCTTCATCACAGATAACCATCTGAGCGCTGTAACCGCGCAGTAGATTCAGCGAGCAAGGAAAGGCTATTATGCGACTTCCATTCTCAAAGTGGATCAGAGTTCTTGTCGCCCGCACTATCTTGTTTCTCAACCGAGCCGCGGAATAAACAAAGCCGGCTATGCGGTCAAACATTATCATGCTCTGCCTCAGGCTCGGGCTTGTAATCAGCACGGTCACGTTTGGATTAGTATCCGCAAAGTGGATGGCCTTCATGGCTATCGTCGTCGTTTTCCCCGACTGCCGCCCCATACACGCGACTATACGTTTGCCCGAGTCCTCAAGAAGCTTAACCTGATAAGGGAAAGGCTTCACGCCTAAAACCTTTTCCGCGTAGTCAACAGGACCCCTAATCTCGATTTCCTCTTGCCTCTCCACATCACGAGCGAAAGAGTCAACAGGCTCAAGCCGCCGAAGGAACTTCAGATCCTTTCTTCTTCGCCTGTAACTCCGCCATCTTTCTCTCCAGCTCCTCAATACGGGCCTCAACCCTCTCCATCTCCTGATACTCACGGAAAAGATCACGGTACTTCCAAGCAGCCATGAAGATAATGCGGAAACGCTCCAGATCGGACTTGTCGTACTGCTCAAGGTCGCAGATCTTATTGAAAGCATCTAGGTAACGCTTAACAATCGTTTCCAAGCCAACAATCTCAGCCTCCCCGACTTGCGGCGCAAAAACTTTTTTCGCTTGCGGCGCAATAGACAACCGCTTAATCGCGGTATCAATAGACCGAAAGCTCCGGCCTAGAAACTTCCCTGACTTAAAAATCTCTTCAGCGCCCCTTTCCTGACGAACCATGTCTAACAATAAATCGATTTCTTCTTGCGTCCAAGGCTTTCCTCCAGCCATCACGCACGCACCTTTTGAAAGCTTCCTCTACCACGAGAGTCAAGCAAAACTTCACCCTTCTCCACGTCTGGAACAAGGCTGACCTGAACAGACTCGCGGAGCAAGCCTAAGACTTCATCACGCGAAAGTCTGGAAATTGTTTCACATAAAATTTTGTCATGGAAGCTGCTTGTAAAAATGATTCTGCGAATACTCCGCTTCTGACGCTGCAACTCGCTTCTCCTATGCATAAAATCACCTAACACCACGCTGAGGCGGCGAAACAAGAAAGGCTTAAAATCGCGGGTCACTTTTCAGGCTCATCTTCCGTCTCCCTTGCCTTTATCTGTTTCTCTATGGTTTCAAGCCTTAAGCGCACGGCTTCTGATACAAATTCTGCAATGCTGTGGTATGTTCCTGCCCTGCGGATGGCTTTTGCTACGCGGTCGACGAGCTCTTCCTTGAGTGTGACACTTTTGTAGTTTCCCTTGGGCATCTTATACCCCACTCAGACTTCTCTAATATGGTGTTCATGTGGTTTGATTTAAGAGTTGTCGACTCAACCAAGTTAAAAGGTGACATGTGAAAAGCGAAAATTTTATTAGAGCTTGACTGATGTATGGATAGGGTAAAGGTAAGGTATATGCCGATAGGAAAATACCGCGGAGTAACCCTCCAAAGAGAACTCGTAAACAAAATAGAAGAATACATTAAGGCTTATCCAGAAATGGGCTACACAAGCCTCGCAGACTTCATAACAGACGCCATCCGCGAAAAATGCGAACAACTAAAAATCCTGACGCCCACACCTGAACTTCCGCAACTTGAACATTTCAACCTAAGCGAAAACGGCGTCCGCATTTTAGACAGAACCCTCGCAAATGGAATATCTAGGGGAAAAATCATAGACGTTTACTTCAAGCCTGAAGGCGTCTGGTGCGACTACTGCCAAACAAACAGCTGCCGCCACATCCAATTCGCCCTAACAGTGCCAACAATCCAAGAAGTCATAATCAAAAAGCGTAGGGAAGGATGGAAACTTCCACAATCCCACGAATCATTAAAGGAGAACTAGACCAAATAATAGCAAAACTCGCCGCAGAAACCGGAGTCAGCGCATCAACATATTATTCCATGGACATAACACCCACATTTACAATATCAGCCAACACCACCGTCGGACAAATCTACCAACTTTTCGCGCCAACCCTCACAATAGATTTCAAACGAACAGACCAAGGCGACATAACAACAATAGGCGACCTACACCAAACCAAAACAGGCGAAATAACAGAAAACCAAACAACAACCCGCCAAGACATACTAAACCAGCGCTACGCCTCATACATCCTAATCACACTCTCAGTAGCCGGCGTATTCTTCTCCACATACTTCTACCGAAAAGCTAAACCACCCGCCGAAAAACCGCCACTCGAAAAAATCATCGCCCCCTACAAAGACTTAATCATCGAAACCCAAGAACCGCCCAAAACAACACCAGAAACCACAATAATAACCGTAGCCACCATCAAAGAACTTGCACGAACAGCGGAAATCCTAGCAAGACCAATCCTACACACAACAGACGACAAAGAACACACATTCTACATAATCGACAACAACACAAAATACCAACACAAAACAAAGGCTTAACAAACCCAACAAAGGCAGAAAAGAACCCTTATGCATAAATGTTATATGTACATTTACACTTTCTCTTCCTCTTCCTTC